CTCTGTGCTTACAAGAAAGTCAGGGGTCATTGGCTTTTCTGGTGTTAAACTATTATCATAAACTCTCATTCTGTTATTTGGATACAAGCAATATTGACCATTTTCTAATTCTAATAAGTTATGTGACTTATGTTCTTGCGGAGTTTCACTTGTACTAAAATCTACTGTATCTATGTCACCATGATAATTATCTAAAGTCGCTATATAGCTTCCTTTAATTTTACCTGCATCTCTTGTATAAGCTTCGTATGTCATAGAGCCAATAAATTGTTTT